AACCGCTATATTTCCAGTATGCATCACATATCGACTGATGATGACATCGCCATACTGAGGATCGAGTTCGGAGGTATAGCATCGGCGACCGGTCATTTCTGCGCCCATGAGGGTGCTCCCGCTACCACCGAAGAAATCCAGAACGATTTCCCCCGGCCGGCTGCTGTTTTCGATGGCTCTGATTGGGATTTCTACCGGTTTTTGGGTTGGATGCAGGGTGTTTGTTTCTCGAGCTATTTCCCAGACAGTATCCATCCGTTCCTCATTGTAAATGGATAAGGGTTTTCCCTCCTCCATGCGCACAGAGCGGTATTTCTTGCCTTTTGGTGCTTTGTCGGTCATGTAGAGCTGATTCCCTTTTCCGTCTGTAAGTAGCATTCCTCCGCCCAGCACGGTCATAAGTTGCCCGTCCTGATGGGTTGTAACTCTCCATACAGTATGTTGTGCGCGATCTCCGTAAAAATTAGGAGTTACTCCAGCGCGAGAGGCGTAGAAGCATGGCTCATGAGCCCACTGGTAATTTGCGCGACCAAGAGATATCCCGTTTTTTACCCAGATCAGATATTGCTGTTCCATGAGGCCGGCTGCGATCATAGCGTCCTCAAAATCTCGGCGGGTGCTGCTCGCATGCCAAATATAGAAAGCTGCCTCTGGAATGGTGTATTTGCGGTAAAGATTAAATACGGGCAGAAGCAGATCCGAAAGGAGGGCGTCTCCTGTTTTATCATCATTTTTGATCATATCAAATTTTCCGCTCTGGGTTTCGTAGCTTACTCCGTAGGGAGGGTCTGTGTGGACCATGTGGGCGATTTCTCCGTTCATTAATCGCTCTATTGTTTCGGGGTTTGTGGAATCTCCAATAATCAGGCGATGGTCTCCCAGTTCCCAAAGGTCACCAGCGCGGCACAGAGGGCTTGTGAGCTGTTCCAATTCTGTGTCTGGGGATTTATTCTCCTCTGGCTCTTCAACTTCCATATTGGCCAACAGGGCCGCCATTTCGTCCGTTGTAAAACCGGTGAGAGAAACAGCTGGATTGTCTCCCATCTCCATGATAAGGTCCGCCAACAGTCCATCGTTTACTTCAGAAAGTTCAGCTAGGCGATTGTCCGCGATTAGATCCGCCCACTCTTCTGCTTCCGATGCATAATCTTGGTAATCAACCGGCGCGACGTCTGCACCAATCAGCAGAGCTGCTTCCAGTCGCCCGTGACCTCGTACAATAAATCCGCTACGGGTACTAACTGTGATGGGTGCTCGCCATCCTTGTGCTTTGATAATGTCTGCCAGTATCTTAATTTGGCTTTTCGGATGTCCGTTGGGGTTTTTGGGATTAGGGATAATCTTTCCGAGAGGTTCGAGGACATCATAAGCGCAGTAGACGGGAATATCTCCAGCCATCGCTCTTGCTTTTGCCTGGTCAAGATGAGGTTTATCAGTTTTTTTGTCCATTATGTGCTCCTCCTGGTTGTTTTATTGTATATATAATATTTTACCACGCTTCCGCAAACTCAAAAAGCCCTCCTAAGGAGAGCTTTTGGTTATAAATGAGATTAGAGCTTGTTTTTTATTGTTTTTGCATGTTTTTATAAGTTTCTGTGTGTTTTAAATAGTCAAGTCCAAACGGACCTCCTGGTTTTATTTCCCATTCTGGCAGCAGTTCTTCCATACGAACACTGGCTTTTCCTGGTGTGGTCCATGTCTGTCCATTGTAAGTGATGACCTCTTTTTCCTTGGGGGATTTTTCCCACATTTCTCTGGCTGCATTCCAAAACGGCCATGGAACAACAAAGAATCGACGTAATTGAAAACTGACAGCTACCATCCCTGTGGTGCCGGGCATGGCAGTGAACTGATCCATAAATTCCTTTTGATGGGGTTGTACGGCGTCAAACCGGATGGTATTACTTTCCGTGTGCTTTGCCTCAATTGCTACAGGGATTGCTTTGTAATGGCCAATATAATCCACACAGCTTTTATCCTCTACCTTGCAGCTACATACTTTTCCGTATCGGTCTCTGATTGGTATAAACTTTGTAGGCACCTTTACAATACTGGCAATGTGATGGTTGCTATAGCGCCGATTTACATAGGAGAGGAATTCCTCAAATGGAACACCTCTATTTGCATAGTTGTTCATGTTGCTCTCCTTCGTCAAATTGAGGTTTTAAGAGAAAATAAAATCCAAGCAGTAAAATTTTTTCTCTACTGCTTGGATTATTGGGTGTCCCAATTTGGGTATCAATTGGTACGCTTAAATTTAGACTTTATCACGCTTGCAGCTGTGCTTTCAAACGCTGCACGGTTGACTTAGAAATACCGGTTAATTCTACTAGTTGTCTAATGGATGCGGTCGGATTTTCTTCGAGCGCACGTTTTAAGATATCCATTTTAACATCCTTTTTACTGCTGGTGACACCGTGAGCATTGACGGTCCTTATTGCTACACCTGCTAGGTCCGCGATTTGCTGCCTTGATGCTCCTGGATTTGCCGCCGCTACAGCTTGTACTCTTTCTTTTGTCGCGTCTGCCTGTGCAGCTTTTTGGGCCAGAAACTCCGATCTGGGGAGCATGCCCTGTTCTCTGCGCATTTTCAGATTGGCAATGCGCTTTCTGCGATTTTTTTCCCTATCATCGATGATAGTTCGCATTGCCTGCATTTCGTCCGTGGTAATATCAAGCCAGCTGATTAGCTTTTTGTTGCTGATATTATATCCTGCCCCCGGGTATCCTCTTTGGATAGCAATTTCGTTTGCTTCCTTGTTGCTTTTAGCTTCCCACGCTTTCTGTGCGCTCTTTGTAGCCCGAATTACTTCATGGGATGGCAGCGGTTCGGTGAAGGTATCATTCAGGCTTAAAGTCTGCTGTAGGGCTTCTGACGGGTCTGCTGTAAAGCAGCAGCCGAAGTATCTATACAAAAAAAGGATGACTTCTCTGTATCCTGTTACGGCGTAGCTCCGCAGCTCCACCAGCTTTGTAAGGTCCAGCAGACGAGCATGATTTAGAGTATACAGGTTAAATAGCTGGACAACTTGCTTTTTCCGGCCCGGTTTGGGTTTTGTCTGTTTTTCCGCTACGGTAATCTCTGGGAGATACTCATACTGGATGTCTCTTAGGTTGTACCGGTATTCGTGTCGATATGATACATGGACTTCTGCTCCATTTTTGCTGCTGGTAGAGCCATCAATACGGAAAATGCGAGCGGCATCACAGGCTTTGGGGTCTCCGCCCAAATCTTTGAGCTCTTTAAGCAGATAGTTCTGTACGGCTTGCCAAAGTGGGAGCGCTTGCATTGGAACTGGATTCAGGAGCCATATCAGGATAACGCCTTGACCCGAAAAAATAATCAGGTTTGGCTCAGGTATGCTTTGTTTGTAAAATTCATGCTCCAGTTTGCCTAAAATCCAATTTTTATCATAATTAAAAAGATAAAAATCTAAATCGATGTACAGCGAGCGCAGCTGCCGGATGTTCTCTATTCTACGTTGAGGCCGGTAGAAAGTATTTTGTGAGAAAAACACATCTTCTCCCATCCAGCTGCTTAAATTGTCCGCAAGCTCCTCTGGTCGGTAGTGGTGTTGAACAAACTGCCCTGTTTTTGGGTTTTTCTTTGCCAGGGTTATATATCCATCAGCATCATTGTGCTGAAACCATACGTGATACTTCGCCTGGTCTATCTTTAGTGCGGATGTTCCATTCGAATTTGGGTATGGGTTTCCCACGGTCACACCTGCTTTCTAAGCGGCGTGTCCTCGAAAATTTTGTACAAAATATTCATTTTTTCGCCCCTCTTATTATCACTGTTTTTTTTCTTTGCCGATTGAATTCAGCCCTGTTGAGTGATATAATAAAAGGCAACAGGGATTCTCTGAATTCCAAAAAAATCAAACTTTTTAAAGAAACTCCCAGGCTGCCAACCAAGGGGAGTTTTTTTATTGCCTTTATTTTATCACTTATAGAGTTCTATTTCTATGAGGATTTGCAAAATAGAACTTTTTTTTACGTTTTGACTATATGCCGGTATTTTTTTTGTGTACCTTTGTCTAAAAGGATGGTTTTTATGCGTGTTGCGCTTTATATTCGAGTTTCCACTCAAGAGCAAGCCGAGGAGGGATATTCTATTTCCTCCCAGAAGCAGCGGCTTCTGGCCTATTGTAAGGCGCGAGGATGGATCGTCGTTAGCATCTTTGCTGATCCAGGAGAGAGCGGTTCTAATTTGGAGCGCCCAGGGATACAGCGCCTGATTTCTTTTGTGGAGGAGAAAAAGTGCGATACTGTGTTGGTGCTGAAGCTGGACCGTATTTCCCGATCTCAGAAAGATACTCTATTTTTACTGGAGGACGTTTTTCTTAAAAATGATATTAATTTCCTGGCTGTGGAGGAATCTTTTGATACTTCCACTCCTTATGGGATCGCTATGGTCGGCATTCTTTCTTCCTTCGCTCAGCTGGAACGCGAGAACATTAAAAGTCGCACCATGAGCGGACGCACTGGTCGCGCGCAGGATGGCCTATGGCATGGTGGCGGAACTCATCCGATCGGGTATGATTACATTAATGGGCGCCTCGTTGTCAATAAATCGGAGGCGCGTCAGGTGCAGGCGGTCTACCGTTTGTACGCTTCCGGCTCCTCTATCGCGGATATTCAAGAGAAAATGAAGCCCTTCCGCACAAAACACGGAGACTGGTCCCTGCCGGCCACCATCATCAATGTCTTGGAGAATGAGCTGTATGCCGGGGTGGTTCATTTTAATGGGGTTCGGACACCCGACAGCCATGAAGCAATTGTTTCCCCTGAGTTGTATGCTAAGGTTCAAGCATTACGGGAGCGCTACCGTGTCACCAGGCATAAGCAGCGGGACAGCCGCTACCTGTTGTCTGGATTCGTTGTCTGCGGCCGCTGTGGGGCTGGTTATGGTGTGAAATGGTCCCGCTCAGGGAATCACTCTTATGTATGCTATTCGCGCTCTAAAACAAAAAAGAGCCTTGTGAAAGACCCATCTTGTAAAAACAAACGCTGGCCGGTGATGGAACTGGACCGCATTGTCCAGGAGGAGCTTTTCCGTTTGGCTGCTGATCCTATGCTGGTGGATCGTATCATAGAAGAAAGAGCCAACACAGAAATGGAACTCAATCAAATGAAGGATCGCGAGGAAATAGCTTCTATCGATCGGCAGATCAGCCGTCTCATGGATCTTTACCAGGACGATCGGTTGTCAGTGGATGAAATCGCGAGCAGAATTGATGCTCTGTATCAGAAACGGATGCAGCTTGCGCCTGATGATGGTGTCGGTATAGGAGAAAAACCCAATAAAATCTATCAAGTTGAGCGGGTGAAATTGCTATTGCGTAATTTGCCCGAAGTGTGGAATTCTGGTGACAATAAAGTGCGCCGGAGGTTGCTCGTACAGATCCTTGACAAAATCGAAATTGACGGGGATAAGGTCTCCTTCGATTGGTCATTTGCATAGTAAAAGGGAAGTGTTTTGCTAGTTTACTCTAGCTGAATCACTTCCCTTTTACTTTACTTTTTGTTGAAGTACAGCTCGATTGCCTGGTTGATCATGGCTCTCAAATAGCCCCCAGGGCAAAAATCCTTGAATTTCCGCTTGAGCTCTCCATCAAGAGTAACCCCCAACTTAACAAAAAAATCATACTCTTTATTCAAATATTCCTTATTGATGCCATTTGTGATTTCTGTTAAATCTTTTCCACTTTCTATCTGTCCCATAGCCCAGTCCAGATATCCCTTCAACGCCACATTAACAATTAGGCTCATATCTCCTTTTGTGCGGCAGGCTCCTCTGAGCTTGGCTTCATTTTCTGGGGTCAGATAGATTGTCATTTGGTTCCCTTTGGTCTTAGCTCGCCCCGACTTGGTCTTCGTTTTTTTTTCTGCCGATTTGACATCAGAGCTTTCCAGCTCCTGCACGATGACAGGAGCTGGTTGAGCTGCTACAGGTTGTTCTATCACTTCTGGTGTTTTGGTTTCTGTCCCCATCACACCGCTGATCAGCTTGGATTTGTCCGGCTGTTTCTTGTTAGCGTTCGCGATGGCGGATAGTCTATCCTTAAATCTGTCTTTCTTGGACACGGTTTACGATCTCCTTTGTTAGTTCGAGGTAATCATCCAATGCTTCATAGTCAGCGACTTTTTTGGGGTTAATACCATCGAGAATGAATTCTTTTAACTTGCTTCTGGTTCGGATTTCTGTCTTGAAGACAAGATCTCCATACCGCTCTCTGATGTTGGCAGCCGTGTCCTGCTCCAGCGTGACACGCATGTTGCGCTGAGTAAAAAAGATTCCCAGAATTTCTGCTTTTGTATGTTGTTCCGACTTTGCCTGTTTAATAAATTCCACGAATCTGTCCAGCGCGTCCATAGAGAATGGGTCGGCTGGCACAGGGATCACTGCAAAGTCGGCATAAACCAGCGAGTTTGCTACAATCTCACCGAGGTTTGGCGGGCAATCGACGAGGATATAATCGTATTGGTTCTCAATCGATGCCATAGCATTTGCCAGTACCTTGGAGATCTCTTTGATTCCGCTGATGTAAATGTACTGGGTTAGAGTAATCAGCGAATCTTCCGCTGGTAGCAGGTCCAGGTTTTCTGCTGCATGGTAGATGTACTTCTGCGGGTTTTGTTCCTTGATCGCTTCCAGTACCGTGTGGTTTTCGAATTCGTATATGTTTTTTTGGGTCAGCATTTGTGTGCTGTTTCCCTGGCTATCCATATCAATAACCAGGGTTTTGTATCCACTCATGGCCAGCAGTGCGCCGATGACGGAGGTGGAGGTTGTTTTCCCCACCCCTCCTTTTTGGAGTCCGAACATAATTTTTACAGCCATTTTTCTCTACCTTTCTTGGCATATCTGCGCTATTATTGTTTATGCCTGTTTTAGGTTGTTTCTATGTGTATTATAGCCTGAATCATTCGATAAATCAAGATATTTGGTATTTTTTTACTTTGCAGAGCTACCCTTCGTAGCGCTGTGCTTTTTCATTGAAATAAGCTGTCATCGGTTCTTTGCAGCTTATACAATCAATGCTGATCAGTCTCGTCTTGAGGTTTGTCCAATATGAATACTCTTCTCCGCAGCTGCATTTTAGATGGACTTTGCGTAGAGATTCAGTAAAATAATATGGATTTCCGCAACTCGGACAGGTGAATCCTTTTTGGTTGTTTCTCATATTGGTATTGGTAGTTTTCCCGCAGAAAGGGCACTTGAAGTGGATGAATCCCCTATAGGAAATACTGGGTGAGCCTGGATCCAGTTGCTTTGCTTCTTCTTTTTCTGCTTCTGGGAGTGCCTTTGGATCAGACAGAACCTCTGGTTTACCCGTCAGTGCGCTGACGTACTTTTGACCGATTAATTCCTGTGAGAGCATTGAGAAGTAATCAATTGCTTTTTGTTCGTCTTCCACCGCTACAGATAATTTACAGCCACTTGTTGTGCTGATCGTGATTCTGTGGTTGCTATTCATGGTTTTCGTACCCCCTTAATGCAATCATTTTTTCTCTTACCAGTTTGTCTACGATCCGGTCTATGTCCTTGTATCCACAGATACGCCGCAGCCGGTCCAGATTATAGGCTGTCTGGGCTGTCACAAGGTTTTTATTTTTCATGTGCTGTGCCTCCATATTTCCTGTCAAATTCTTCTGGTGTGATCGACGCTACCAGTTTTTCATCTTTACAAAGACCCTGGATTTCTACACAAATTCTTAATCTTGGCACTGCTTATCCTCCCTCGGTTCAAAATAGCTGCAAAAGTCGTCGGATTTCGTTAATTCCTGCCGATAACAGTCGCCGCCATTCCAGTTTTTACACTCCCCACATCTTCCAATCGGCGGAGCAGGACGGGTGTTCCATGATTTTAGTGCATCTCGCGTTGTAAGGGTATCTTCTGATTTTGCCTTGCAATGTGGGCACCAAACTCTAAACATCCCCCAGTTGCTGATTATATTATTTTCATTTCCACAAAGCGGACATGGCAGTACAATCCCTTTTTCGGTACATTCCTCCTGCGCCTGTTTTTCGCCCATCAAAGCGCGTCTGATTAACTTTTTATCATTCATGGTTATTTCTCCCTATGCTTTGACTTTAGCCAGCGTTCCATAAATTCCTGTAATCCAACGGACTTCCTTGTCTTTTCAACTTGCGTTCTGTCCCATTCAGCTATTAACGCAAGCTCTTTTGCAAGTTCTTCTGTGTTTAGAGATTTTAACCATTCTTCATTTGTTTTAGATTTCCCGATTTTTTTAATGTCCCGAAAAACTAAAATATTTTTATCGTTTTCAAAAAACGCTTTCATGGTTAGTCCTCCTTCTCTCTTTCCATTCGCACATCCACTATTTACTCTCCTACCTCATTTTTTTGATTCCTTCAACATCGATAGCCTGCCCGCATTGTGAACAGTAGTCATCAAACCATATCCGGTGAATCGAAACATGGGATATCGGATGGTCGCACTTTGGGCATTTATAACAGTCAAGATCCAGCTCGGTGATCTTATCCGCTACTGGCAAAAGTTTCGTGTTCTTTTCTCTCAGTTCTTTGTATGTCTGCAACTGCTCCAGGACGTTTCTTATCCGCTCATTACCGCCGTTATGGGTATAAACGTAGGCGCTGCCGGTTCGTTCCGATACGTCCAGCATATCCTGGATAGTTTCGATAGCCTCAATCAGCTTATTCATGATTGCTTACCTCCGATGGATTTTAAAAATACTGCAGCCACAAGGGCTGTTTCATTTCTATCCTTTACGGCATTCAGGACTTCCTCCTGGTCGACACCGCAGCACAACAGATCTTTTATTGATTCCAGCCTGGCTTTTTCGCCGTCGATCCCGTATGCGCCGGCGCTTGCCTTTATTAGCTCATGGAGCTTATCCGAAAAATCAGTACTTGATACCGCTGCAATTTCTGTATAAAGATTCTGTACCTCCGGGTTCTCAAAAGCAATACGGCACATAGGGTGAACAGGGAAGTTATTCGATTTGAGAAAATTACTAAGCCATTCCGAGAGGGTTTCGTCTTTAGAATCCTCCCAGAAATACTCTACCAGCTGCTTCAGTACATTACTGTATGGCTTCCAATCATTTTTACTCTGTTCCTTGCTATAAAAGGTCCGGCATTTGCGGTTGCCTGAGTTTTCTTTCGGTTTCAGGGCTCTGCCTCCCAGAGGACGCTTTTCCCATGGCAGACTGCATCCGGTCTCGGTCAGGTTGATGCAACGTCCGCCCCAGCTTGGGTCAACAATAGGAGCACCAACATGACGCGCTCTGAGGTAGTATTCATGCTCATCCCCTGACCACCAGTCGATGGAGATTTTGCCTTTTTCGATTTCTGATTTGAGCCCCTCAAAGGACAGATCATCTAAATCTGTCGGGCTGTAATGGCAACCCATTGTTTTGCAGCAGTCACCCTTGCATTGTGCGCAGACTTCTGTTGGTTGGAATGTCTTAATTTTCATGTGTATTCTCCTTACTAAATCTCATGATCGTCCCCCTAAACCATCCAGATCGGTGGCTGTGGGATATTCTCGCCGATCGGACGCCACAGATGCAGGCAGTAGGCATGTATGTTTACATACTGACTCTTTGCTGGGTGCAGTTGCATGACCGTTTCCTCTGGTCTGAAGAATAGATCCTTCAAAGCGCACATCTCGCTCCATTTTGGGCATCTATCTGCTGTATATGGGCTGATGGAGACATGCTCCCATCCGCTACCGGATGATGCGATAACGTTCCACAGCTGGTTTCCGATCGGGATGCGGAAAGCCCCGCTGCTGGGGCTTCCCATATTGCCATTCAGTGAGATTCGGTACTGATTTAATTCGTCCAGGTTTTTCATGATAGTTACCTTCCTCAAAACGGCAGATCCGTTTCATCATCCTCTATATCGAGGTGGTCTGGATAATAGATATGAGGCGATGGCTCACGAGCTGTATTTGGGGCTTTGTCCGGTGTTTTTGTTTGTTCTTGGTATTTTCCTTCGCCGAGTGCAGAAACAGCCTCTGGCGGGCGGACGCCGTCCCCTGGAAGGAATTCCACGTTGTCCGCTACAACTTCCGTCAGTTTGATTTTTCGGTTGTCTTTGTTGGTGTAGGTTCTGGTCTGCAGGTGTCCATCGATGCCGATAGGTTTCCCTTTGCAGAACCATCTGCTCAAAAATTCCGCCGTTTGTCTCCAGGCGACGCAATCGAAGAAATCAACCTGTTTCTCTTCCCTTTTTGCTGCAGGTCGGTCCACTGCGATGGTGAAACTCACCACCGAGATTCCGCTGGTTGTCTTTTTAAGCTCAGGATCAGCTGTCAACCGTCCTGATAGGATTATTTTGTTCATGTTTTTTCCTCTCTGTTGGTCGATCGATACGCTCTATCATAGTGGAATAATAGGGGGAATCTGTGGAAAGAACGCGATTTATATTCCTTTTTTCAAGGTGCAGATGGTGCAAAGTCCAATGACTCCCTGGTGTCTCACTGCTCGATATTGTGGGGTTTCCCAGCAGGCAGTTCCGCACTCTGGACATGTGGTCAACTTCCATTCGGGGTCTTTTGGGGTTGGAATATTTTCTTCAAGCGGTAGACAGGCGTATCCCACCTCTTTATTCTCCTTTCGGTGGATTGGGAGTAATATGCTGCAGGTGGTTATAAATCACGCGGTGGATAAAACCCATCGGAGTTTCATTGATAAATTTGCCCAGTTGGCGGTTGATTTCCTTTATCTCCTCTTTCGCCAGTTCAATAAGCTGTGAAACGCCGGTCCCTTGCCAGTATAAATTGATGTATTTTTGTTCCAGCTCAGCTTTGGCGTTATTTCTTCCCGAAACGATCCGTCTGACACTGGATTCAGACACTTCCCATCTGCGATTGATTTTCTTACCCTTGATATGACCGATGCGCAGCATCCTCAGTGCTCTGCAATACGGAATGTTTAAGTATTGGGCAGCCTGTTTTGCAGTCATTTCCTCTCCATCCCCCTCTGTTATTTATGTTTTTAGAAGTTTTTAGCTGTTTTTATATGTATCTGTATGTATCTATTATACCATATAAAGTCAATTGTTTCTTGGAAATATTGTGATCGCTCTTTGTCATTAGTCATTGGTATAGCATATATCTACCTTTTGATTGAATAATAGCGAAGCAAAAAAATGTAGAAAAAACACCAATCTATATACCCCATGAGGAAAGGATATAAAGATTGGTGTTTTTTGATCGGATGGTCCAGCTTCCGTTCCTTATTCTTTTAATGGTTTGTGTAGCTATCTTTGTTCAGAAAAACGACGTTCTTTGACTGATCAGTTTCTTCCATCGTTTTCCTGACAAATTCTTCAGTCAACTTATCCTCTGCTCTCTGCTGTTTTTTCTTTTGCTTAATAACAACGATTGGGGACAGAATGATAAGTGCCGCAAATCCCAATAAAGCAAGTCCAGGATTAATTGCCATCAGGATACCCAAGACTACAAAGACAAACACAACACCCAAGGCAACCATTATCATTCCTTTTCCAGACGCCTTTAGGTCTTTTTTGTTCTGCTTCTTCTGCTCTGTAGCTCTGGTCTGTGTTTCAACCTGTTTTTTCTTCTGTTCATCAAGACGTTTCTGGTACTCCTTCTTTTCCTCATCGCTCATGAGAGCAATCCTCCGCATTTCCTCGCGGTAGGCCGCTTCCTCTTGGGCTTTTTTCTCTGCATCCAGTTTTTGCAGCTTACGGTCTATGTTTTCATTGAAGCTGTCTATTGCCTTTCCTGGTGCTCTCAAAATGCCCACAACGATTTTATAAACGATTACCGCCAGAAGGATTCCTAAAGCTATTTTGATCATTGTTACCTCTCCTGTTTTCTTCTGCTGATTCAGCATAATAGTCGAGCTTACATCTGATCTCTGGATCCAGTTTGCCAATCCAGCGCGGTGGTATCTGGTCATAGCCATAAATGGCGCCGGCCAATCCTCCGGCTATGGCTCCGATGGTGTCCGCGTCCCCACCTCGGTTTACTGCAGCAATAATCGCCTCCTCGAATGTATTTGTACTGGCTACTGCATCTAAGGCACAGAAGTAGCTATCTATCACATACCCTGTCGGGTTATGTTTCTCCTTATTTCTCCTTATTGATAATGATACACCCTTGAGAGCCTTTTCGACAAGACCTGCATATAATAGGCAGCTTGTTGTACTCTCCTCGTTGTAGTGGGTCATTTTCCCGATATCTGCTACCATCTGCCTTTGCTGCGCTCCGGTATAATACAGGATGGGATAAATAGTCCGCATCAACGCTCCATTTCCGGCTGTTTTACCATGCATAATATCATTGGTATCCCTTCCCACTCTCATCCATTCTTCCCTTGTACAAGCTCCTCGCCGATGTGCCATGGAAATTGCTACCCTGCAGGTATTCCCGACATCCTTGGGCCCGCTGTTGATCCATCTTACAAAATTGCGCCCAATGTATGGAAGTGGATTGTCTGATCTAGAGAGGATTCCGTCTGCTACAGCGATTGTCATTTGGGTATCATCTGTGACTTCCCCAGGACTTACATCCAGCCAACCTCCGCCAATCATTTCTGTCACCCGTCCATATTGGCTCCGGATCTGCTCCTCAGTCATGAATTCCAGAGGGGCACCCAGTGCATCTCCAAGGGCGACGCCGTAAAGCGCGCCCTTGATTTTCAGTAAAAGGTTTGTATTCTCTTTCATAGTGATACCTCCTATTGATTTGAGCTTCTGATTTTTTGAGTGATACTTTGCATCGCATCAACCAGACGAATCCATAATTCGACATTGTCTTCTGCGTTAAAGTGGACAGGGTATCCGTTGTTGTCCAGTTCTTTTGCAGCCAGTTTCCATTTCTCCAGTTCTTTGTCCCTATACCCTTCGGTTAGCCGGAGATAAAATTCCAGCGCACCTGCTTCCAAATTGGTTAATTTAATAATCATATTAATCTCCTCTAAATATTGTAAAATATTGAGCAATATGTTACAATATATCCGAACATAATTTTACTGCTACTCTACCAAGTGGCGGCGGCTGGCGCTGTGTCCTTGCATTCGTGGTGCAAGGCGCA